AAATTACTCATCAAATAATGGAGAATCTATCACGACGTCTAAGAATAAGTTCAACCGCAAATACAAGAGGAGCACCTGTTTATAAAACACCCTTATCAAAAACTCTCTATGATCGCGCATACGTGATGGTTCGTAGTATCATTCATTTACGTGCAATTCAACTCCCAGACTATCGTGTAGATGATAATGAGAATAATCTTGAACTACGTGTCTCATACATGCGTCAAGAAATTGACAAGGATATGTTTATGCAACGTATTCAACGAAGTAATAAGCAATTTGAAAAAAAGAGAGAAATATACAATATCATTTCACTATTTATCCAAACTATGACAGATATTATGTTCCGATTCCAGGACGAAGTCAATAAATCTAATCTAGATGAAGCAGAAAAAATCCTAGACGAGACTCAAGTAATTCAAGACTACACGAATGAATGCCTCAGAGACATTGGAGAAACCTATGGAAATAAATCCAAGAAAATACAATTTTATGCTTTAGATCCTGATAAATATGATATTACCCATGTTTTAGTATCTGCATAATTTTATAATTTGTAACTATATAACTTTTATATGTGTAACTTTTTAACTATATTCATAATATTTATACAATATATATTTTTAAAGTAACTTAAAGAAAATGAGTTTTTAAATATTTTTATTTTTTTCCAAGACTTTTTTGGAATTTTCATTTTTGGACATTTTTTTTGTCCATTTTTCGAAAAAGTAAAATACTCTTGGGAAAAAAAATATTAAAAAATTGAAGAAAAAATTGTGACCATAAAAATTCTTATGATCATACGCAAAAAAAATAATTATTAATTTTGTTACGACATTTTTTTTTCAAAAATTATTTTTTATTATTTTTTTTGAAAATAATTTAGGAGATTTTTAGTATAGGATTTATATAGGAATGTTTCCAATAGAAAAATCTCCAAAAATATCCTATAAGTTTTTTTGTGAAAAATGTAACTATAAATGCAGTAAAAATAGTGAATATATAAAACACACATTAACTAATAAACATTATATCCTACAAAATCCTACATCTATTAAAAATGATACAAAAACATATGTATGCGATTGTGGTAAAACGTATAAACATTCTTCTACTCTTTATGCTCATAAAAAAAAATGTAGCCAAACTAGTAATACGAATAATGATTTTGTCTTTGATAAAGAATTTGTCATGTCTATTTTGAAACAAAATGCGGAATTACAAAGTCAAATGATGGAACAACAAAATCAAATGATGGAAGTGATAAAAAATGGTACACATAATACAACGAATACCAATACAAATTCACATAACAAAACATTTAACTTACAATTTTTTCTGAATGAAACATGTAAAGATGCTATGAATATTACTGATTTTGTAAGTTCTATTCAGTTACAATTGTCGGATTTGGAAAATATGGGCGACGTGGGTTATATTAATGGAATGTCAAATATCATTATCAAAAATTTAAAGAATTTAGATGTTCATGAGCGACCATTACATTGCACAGATATCAAGAGAGAAGTATTATATGTAAAAGATGAAGATAAGTGGGACAAGGAAACCGATGGGAACCCCAAGATACGTAATGCAATTAAACACATTGCAAAAAAAAATACCAAACAAATATTTGATTTTAAGAATAAATATCCAGATTGTAATAAGTCTCATTCAAAATATTCAGATAAGTATAACAAATTAATTATAGAAGCAATGGGTGGCAAAGGAGATGATGATCAAGAAAAGGAAAATAAAATTATTAAAAAGGTCGCGAAGGAGGTCATTGTGGATAAATAATATATTTTCAAAGTAACTTAAAGAATTTTTGAGAATTTTAATATTTTTATTTTTTTCCAAGACTTTTTTGGAATTTTCATTTTTGGACATTTTTTTTGTCCATTTTTCGAAAAAGTAAAATACTCTTGGAAAAAAAATTATTAAAAAAACCTGAAAAAATTTGACACCATAAAAATTCTTATGGTGTCATACAAAAAAAATAATTATCAATTTTGTTACTGAAATTTTTTCTTTATTTTATTATTTTTTCGGAAAAATATTTAGCAACTTTTTCTGTTGTTAATCTATGACAACAAATAACAACAATAAAAATGCAAAAAGTTGCTTGAATTATTTTTGTGAAAATTGTAACTATACAACGTCTAGAAAAAGTAGCATAAATAAACATTTTTCTACAGCTAAACATATTAATAAAGTGTACATGACAACAAATAACAACGAAAATGTTGCAAAAAGTTGCACTATAACTCATTCATGTACTATTTGTGATAAAAATTTTAATGATAGAGCTGGATTATGGAGACATAAAAAAAAATGTAATCAACCTAATAATAGTACAACAGATTTGAATAATGAATTTGTTTTTGATAAAGAATTTGTCATGACTATTTTGAAACAAAATGCAGAATTGCAAAATCAAATGATGGAACAACAGAGTCAAATGATGGAAGTGATTAAAAATGGTACACATAATACAACGAATAATACAAATTCACATAACAAAACATTTAATTTACAATTCTTTTTAAACGAAACATGTAAAGATGCTATGAACATTACAGATTTTGTAAATTCAATTCAATTACAGCTAAGTGACTTAGAGAACATGGGCGATGTGGGATTTATAAATGGAATGTCTAACATCATTATTAAAAATTTAAAAGGATTAGAAGTTCATGAGAGACCATTACATTGTACAGATATCAAGAGAGAAGTATTATATGTAAAAGACGAAGATAAGTGGGACAAGGAAACCGATGGGAACCCTAAAATACGTAATGCCATTAAACACATTGCAAAAAAAAATACCAAACAAATATTTGATTTTAAAGATAAATATCCTGATTGTGTCAAGTCTCATTCAAAATATTCAGATAAGTATAACAAATTAATTATAGAAGCAATGGGTGGCAAAGGAGACGATGATCAAGAAAAGGAAAATAAAATTATTAAAAAGGTCGCGAAGGAAGTGGTTGTTGATAAATAAATCCCCAAAAATCCCATTAATACAAAAAAGACTTAAAATTAAATAAGATTAAATAAGATTAAATAAAATTATATCATTTGCAATCTAATTTTTTTTTTAAAGTTTTCTTCGTCGTTAAATAAATATAATTTAAATTTTTTCATTTCAAAATTTTCAAGATTTTCACTTATTTTTATTTTAAACGTCATTTTTAATTCTGGAATAAAAACCATAAACTGATATGTGTATTTATTATTATTATCTATAGCCTTATTAAAAATATAACCATGATATTCTTTTTCCATGATCAAAGAATTACTATTACATAAATCCAGCAATTGACATTCATTTTGTATTTTTCTTATATTCTTCATGGATTTATTAATATCATCTATTTTTTTTACCCATTCATTGAAAAACCCATCTGCATTTTTGGATAGACAAATTAAATCTTTGATTTGTTGAAACTTTATCATGTTTAACAAATCAACCATTCTTCGTATTGGACTCGTAATATGAATATATGCTTCTATATGAAGCAAATCATGACCTATCATTGTCTCATTATCATTCATATTTTGTCCATTGATATATTTTCCAGATGAACTATTCCAAATTTTAATAAATTTAGAAACTTCTTCCGGAAGAGTCTTATCTAACAAAAGCGATTCAGTTTCCTCTTTATTATTATTCTTATTCATAATAACTGAACGAAAAATTCCACATTTATGTTTTAATAGTTCAGAACCACAATGACTATTCATAAAAACCATTAAATAAGCTACTAACTCGTGACTATTATTTATCTTGTCAATATATTTGTATTTTTGTGATAATTCTTTTGTCACATCATATAATTTTAAATAATGTGGATTCATTAACAAATCAGATTCTTCATAAATAAAATTTTTATTCACTTTTACAAAACAATTACCATATTGAATGTCAACTATTTCATTATTTTTGATAAATAAATCCATATAAAAAGTAACTCTAGTAACATTAGATTGTAATGAGCAAAGTCCTTCCGATAAAATAGTTGGTAACATTGGTTTTTTTTTATTAGGTAAGTAAATGCTAGATACACGAATTGAAAATGATTCCCACAAATGAAGTATGTCTATCCAAAGGACAACATTAGATATATAGATAGACACTTGTTGCAGACCATTTTCTAACATACGAATACTAAATCCGTCATCATAATCAGTTGTATTTATAGGATCAATTGTAAAAACAAACCAATTATCATTTTTATTTTTATTGTTATTATTCGTTCGGTTTTCAATACTAGGATAATTTATTTTCATATTTTCAATAAATGCATCATTACTGTTCTTTTCTAATGCTTTGGAACATGATTTTTGAAACTTTTGTAAAGAAGTATTAAGACACTTACAATAAAGTTGATATTCATAATAATGATCTAATATATCAACGGGTCCAATCAGTTGTTGAATAAGTCCATGTGGATGTTTTTCACTCCAATCAGAAAAAGAGAAAGTAATATATAAATTCGTAAATACCTTTGAAAAACCAATGTTTTTAATTTCATATGGAATTAAAAAGGATGGAAGAGATGGATTATTTGTAATACATTTATATAATAGTCTTCCTTTTTGATTACGCCCATAAGTTTTATTCCCATGAATAATAAGGACACCAGCAATATATTCACTAGATCTAACAGGAGACTGAACAATGGTTACGTTTTTATGTTCATCTAGAAAAAAAGTATCATCCGAAAATAATTTTTCCTGAATTGGATGATTCATTTCTAAATCCACTTTTTCTAAATTTGTACTATTTGTACTATTTATATTAATAGTATATACTTCCCAACTAGTGTAATTTCTATCATTAATTTTAACTTGATAAAGATTCATTTGTAAATTTATGCTTGTAAATTTATGTTTAATAGCTGTATATTAAACATGAATTATCTTTAATTTATCTTTTTAAATATTTATTTTCATTTTCAAAATATGGTTATTCACATTCATCATCCACAAAATAAAAATAATAACATTTATATTTTTCCTGTAGTAGTTACATTACCTCCTCATCCTCCTCTTCTATTACGTCTTTTAGTATTTCTTTTACTTGTTTTACTGCGTTTACTACCTTTTCTAGATTTGTATGATTTTTTATTTTTTTTGGAAGACAAAAAGGAAAAAAGCTTAAATGATTTCATTATATAATAACGCGATATATTATTTTTATAAAGATTGTTGATTATTTTCTAAAATAGTCTCATTATTATTATTGAATGTAATTCCTTCAATTGGAGTCAAAAGAGGATTGATAACAGGATTTATAACAGGATTAATAACAGGATTAATAACAGGATTAATAACAGGATTAATAACAGGATTAATAACAGGATTAATAACAGGATTTGTAATAACAACATTTGCATTCATATTTTGTTTTGTTTTTTGAACTAAAGGTAAAGGTAAACTAGTAATAGAAGTTGTATTATTATTATAAACAATACTGTTATCTCTAGTGTATATAGTTTCATCTTCTTGGCTTATTTCATCATCCTCATAATCATTTTGATTTTGATTTTGATTTTGTTTAATATCATCAGATATAATTTTATTTACTTTTTTAGCAACATTTCTTTTTACATTTTGAATTTGTAACGCATGAAGACCAATATAAGGAACAATTGCTAAATTATTCATATATGTACGATATCGGAAACAGGATATACTACAGTTATTTTTTAATTTAATGCTGTACCACCAAAAAGCAGGTAAAAATAATGTTTTCCCTGGTAATAAGGTGAATTCCAAACATTTAATCTTATCAAAATCCGCGGAATACTTTACTTGTGGCATCCAAGGATTCACGGGAGACCTAAATTCAAAATTCTCATAATCATAATTGGGGTATAAATATTTGACACTGTGTGGTGGAGCCATTTTAATCGTTGCACTTCCCTGTGTTAATAAAAAATAATTGCGATAATTAATTTCATATCTAAATGGTGTGCATGTATTTTCACTACCCATAATAATATCATAGTTACAATTTGAAACCATATATGGACGTAAAAATTCATCATTGTATTTTAAATTTTTAACAATTCCTGTTTCTTCTAAAAACTCGGTATTATTTTCAGAAAAATAGCTAGATTTATGATCTTCATTAAATAACTTTACAGAGGCATGTAAAGGTAAGGGTATGTATATTTCAGAATTATTATCATTATCATTTACATTTCTAATTTTGATTTCAAATGCATGATAATGATGTGCAATGTAATTTTTATTAGAAGTTTCCATGATTTTTTCATTATCAAAATCAAACAATACAGGTTGTCTAATATCACATATTTCTTCTAATTTATCTTTGGATGGATCGTCAATTTCATACATTTCCAAATCTTCACTTTTTTTTAAATGAAACTGAATATGCAAATATATGAATAACACTAAACAAAAAATAAAGAACCCTATTATTATTTTCATGATAATCTTACATAAAAATAATACTAATTTTTATAAAGAATAACGAAGTACAAAGATTGACTAACAAAATATTCTTAATCTTAATCTTAATTTTCATTATTTTCTTGTACTACTTGATTACTTTCTTCTACTACTTGATTACTTTGTTCTAGTACTTGATTATTTTCTGTTTCACCTTGTTGAAAATTATTGTTTTCAATAGGTAATAATGACTTTTCAATTTCAACAATTGCATTTTCATAATCAATGAATTTTTCATTTGTATTTTTTTCATGCAAATCAATTTTCTTTGACAAGGCTTCTAGCACAAGTTTCAGATTATCCAACTCTTTTTCTATTTTTACAATTTTATCATCTTTTAATTGCAATGATTCTTTTTTTTCAAGAGAATCCAGTCTGTTAATAATATTATTTAATACACTATTATCTACTAATTTTGTATTATCTGGTAACCCTCCGCTTTTTTGACCATTTTCTCCTTCTTGTTCTTGTAATTCAATCATAAATTGTTCAACACGTCCTAAACGTAATGTAACTAATCCAATGGCATCCGAAACCGTTAATTTTGAAAAGGGTAATCCATTTGCATTTTTTTGTTCTCTAACATTCGTCTGTTGAACTTGTTGTTTTCCGCCAACACGTATGTTATTTCCTGCATATGGTTGATTACTAAAAGCAGCTTGAGATGATATAGATGTTACAGGTCTCATCGGTTGTTGTGATGCAATTTTTGGTGATGGATCACCAGCTCGTCTATTTCTAGCAGCAGTAATGGAACGTGAACTACTCATTTAATAATATATTATTACATACAATTTGTTTCTAAATTACTTACGCATTTCATAATTATTATGAATATGTTTAGGGTAAATATTCTATTTTATTTTACTATTTAGAATACTTTTTTATCTAAAATTTTATTATAAAATTTTTTATTATAAAAAAATATATTATTTATGTATTTAATTTCTTTTTATAAATCATATGGATAGTTCAGATGATTCAAAAAAAAGTTTTTTCAAACATGTATTTAATTTTGATAATGACACAAAATCAGAACTATTAAACATTGTCCAATATGCAATAATGGCTATTATTCCGGTGGTTTTAGTAAACAAAGGAATTGCAAATTATGTTCCTGAAGCTGACGATAAAAAAAATACACTAGAATTAATGGCAGAAATAATTATTCAAATTGTTGTCATGTTTTTAGGTTTGTTTATGATTGATAGAATTATCACTTATTTTCCTACTTATAGTGGTGAAAAATATCCAGATCATAGTATTGTATTTATGATTTTATCAACCTTAATGATTGTTTTAAGTCTACAAACAAAAATAGGAGAGAAAGTTAGTATAATATCGGAGCGTGCTTATGAATTATGGGAAGGCAAGAGTTCAAATAATAATAATAAAAATCAAAAGAAAAATACAAATCAAAATAATGTAAAAGTATCTCAACCTATTTCTACACGTGGTTCTACAAACAATAGTAATAATGCAGCTATGCAGCAGTCATTGTATACAGATGGAACTTCTATTAATACATTACCAACCAATGATATGAATCAAAATATGTTGGCACCTCAACAACTGCCAAATTATAATAACATGTATGAAAAAAATGACACACCACTTGTGAATGCCGCTACACCAGGAGGAGGTATAAATGAAGGATTTATGGAACCCATGGCGGCAAATTCTGTTTTAGGTGGAAGTTTTGGTAGTTCGTGGTAATCAACCTTATCAACCTTTAGAAAAGGTTGAGCCAAAACATTCCCATATACATTATTAATAGTTTCAAATTTTGGTTCAACCTTTTCTTTACTTCGTTCTTTACTACGTTTAAAAAGGTTGAGTAAAATTAATTATCTGAATTTAATATATAGTCATGCCTAGTATGAAAAAAAGATGTAAATCTGGCTCACGTCGTTGTGGTTATAGATGCGTTGTAACTCGTGGTAAACCAAGAATCAATTCAAGATGTTCTAAAGGAACCCGTCGTTGTCCTAGAAAAACAGGATTATGTAAATCCAAGACTGCCAAAAGACGTAAGAGAAGATATGGACGATATTAAGCGATTACTCATATCAAAAATAAATACATAAATATAAATATAAAAGTTACTTATATTTATATAATAAAGCTAATAAATGGATACAAATAAATTATTAAAAGCATTAGAAAATGAATCCAATGAATTATTATTAAACTTAACAACGAAAAAAATAGTAGAAACGAATTTAAACATATTAAACGAATTAAAACTTTCAAGAAAAGATACCTTAGAAATATTAAATAAGTTGAAAAATTACAAATATGTAGATGAAATGAATGAATTAAAATATGGAACTTATTTGAGATGGATTCCGATTGATGATCCAGAAGAAATACATCTAACCAAAGGAGCACTTTTTTGTGAGATGAAAATTACAGATAATGGAGTATTTATGGTTTGTAAAAATCTGGGATTTAGTACCAGGCATTTTCAAATATCTATGGATAAAAATTTAATATTTCAAAAATTGACGCAACAAGAGTTGGTTTTATTATCTGCTTTGGATCACTTGTCCAAATAATTTGCTATTTTTTTATTTACTAATTTTTTATTTACTAATTTTATTTTTTATTTTTCATTGTTTTTCCTTTTTTACAAGTTTTGCAATCCGAAAACAATCCAGGAATAAATTTTCCCATTTGAATAAGACCAACATGAGATTTATGGATGGGTTTTTTACTAGTAGCTATTTTTCGTCCTTTATGATATTTAGTAACACTTTTATAACCTTTTCCATTTTTAATAGACACTTTACGAACCATTTTTTTCCCTCCCATTTGCGTTTTTACTTCTGTATTTTCATAATTGAATTGATTAGTGTCCATTTATACTATATTAAAATATAAAATTTTGATTAAATATAAAAAACTTAATTAAAAAAAATCTAATTAAAAGAAAAATAAAATAAAAGGAATAAATATATGTCATCATACACATTTATCCACCTATTTCACATAATATTTGTTGGAGGATTATTTTTGTATGTGGGAATACGTAGAACGGAAATAGCTAAATGGATGTATCCTTTTTTATTAGGTTTAGGAATCATAGTAACTTTGTATCATACTTTTAAAGTTTATAGTAATATAAAAAATAAAAAACCATATTGGTTTAATTTAATTCATATTTTTCTTGTAGGACCTCTTTTAGTGTATATTGGATACAATAAAGAAAAAACAAAAAGACTATATTTTGAATTGCTTTTATTACTAGCTTTTTCTACCATTGGTTATCATGGATACTATTTGATAGATGAAAATTTATAATTTTATTAACATGAGTTATTAACATGGTTTATTAACAAGACATATTACTTTGAATCCATTTTTTTGTTAGTACTAATTTCACACTTTCTAATGCCCCTTCGGTCCATCCTTGATTATTACTAACTACTTCACCAACCACCAGTACGCATCTTTCTGGATGTTGTGCTTTTTCTATAAAATCTTCGCGACTAGTATACAAACTCTTATTTAATGGTTTGT